TTTTTAGATATATACTTTGTGTTTAGTCGTATATTATTTTAAAAAGTCGATAATGAGTTATCGATTGTGACTATATGTCATCGCATATGGATTTTAGATCGAAAATATTATAAAATTATTAAGAACGAGTTTATATTATATTTGAATTGATATAATAGTATATTGTACAAGTAATTTAGGAAGATTTAAATACATATAGGTATAATTATACATCATTACGTCAATGGTGGTGAGAGATTATGTCAGTTAGGGTAAGCATTTCAATTCCAGGAGAACTGAAAGACAAGGTTGATGAATATAACACTAAAAATCCGTATAATAAGATAGTAGTAAGCCATGTTGCTCAGGCTGCTATATATGATAAATTAAAAGAAGTCAAAGCGGTTTGAGAAAAAACAATTTGATTAAGTATTAATAAAAGTATTAAGATATAGAGATGATGTCAATGACTAGAGCTACATTAGTTTTTACTATTTTTCAGGGGATAGGGCAATGACCTTATACCTCTGCCATAATTGCAGCAATCTTGATAGTGCATCAAGTGAAGCTGCGCTTTTTTTTGTCGACCCTATAAATTCCTATGGCGGGATTGCAAGATGAGGCAAATGACTGCTACTGCAAACCCGAAAGTCCAGGAGTTCTTGACACTACTGAAAGACCCTGAAGTTTATTCAGTTTTTAAAGGGTTGGTCACGCAGGTATTAACCGATCCAGATGTCCTCGTTCTAAAACGGTTGACGAACATCGAGCGGCATCTTGGCGCAGATGATGACTGGTGTGTCTGGGAAGATTCGACAAAGGAAGGTAGAGAAGTTCTAATGCCTATTGCTGAAGCATTCGATTTGATCTCAGGCCGAATAGAAGACGCTTCGCTCCCAGTACTTAAAGAAACTGTGTTTGCCGGGAATGATACGGAAATCCGAGCTGGCCTTCTAAAAAAGAAACTATCTGAATGTGACATGAGAAACGGCAAAAGGTTCATGATCTCAAGAGAAGTGCAGAGATTCTTATTGAGTAGCGAGGTCCCCGAAAAATATCGTGTTGACGGTGGGAAATCCTCGGCTAGAAAAGCTGCGTATGATGTCATGAATAAGGCCTATGAAATGTATCCAAATGATCTTGTACTTACTAAAAATAGAAAGAACGTGAATGTCATTGAGTTTTTGGAGAAACGCTAACAGGATCAGCGTTACCGCGTGGTAACGCTAGCGTTACAAAGCGTTACCAGTAACGCACGCTACAAAACATAAGAACAAGGGAAAAACAAGGATTTTGAATAAAATGTGAAGAAAATAAAAATCATTGAACAATAAAGAAGAAAACTTGACTAAAAATGTCGTTTAACTTCTTTGAATATTATAGATAGAATAACACGAATAGATTAGAGTGTGTTACGATTTCATGTATTAGATTGGTAAGATGTCCTTCTCCCGGTAACATTTCTTAGCGTTACCGTTACGACGTGGTAACGCTATTTCCACTCCACGCACTTCCTTAAAATATTGGAGCTACAATCATGCAATTATCAGACAATATTTCTTGTATTATTCAACATCCTAAACAACCAGATTTCCTAAATTTCCCTCAACCTAAAGATCCTGATTTTCTTTTTTCCGTGATTACACATTTTAGAAAAAGATCGGATCACTGGAAAGAAGTCCAATCATTTCGATGGGAAAATAAAATCCATCATACGAGAGATGCAGAAAAGGAATATATCAAACACAAAATAGAACTTCTCGATGGTGATCTGTCTCTTTATCTTAGGAAGTATCCTGATGCAGATACAGCTTTACAGGCGTTTTGTATGTCTATGAAAGGTTATGTCAATACTTACGGTGAAGAACTGATCAGGAGGGCTGCATCACGGCTAGAGTAATCGTGCCTAAAGGAGAAGCAGTATTCAATTTTCGATATAAGATGAAATATCCCGGAAGAGAAGCTTATCATTTTCCAGAAGGGGCTTCTCATACGTCTCCTTGTATGTCTCAATACTGGAGAGAACGACCTATCCTAACAGGCACGGAGCAAGATGAAAAACAAGAGGTTTAAATGTTAGAATTTCTAATCCCCATCCCTAACATCCTCGCGCAATTCGCTTGCATGGTAGATCAAGCGTATTATGCTAATATTCTGTACTCAGTCGGATACCTGCCATTTATGCATAGGAATTATAAACGAGGTGACAAGTTTCAGCTCTGTTATTTTTCTTTTTTATGGGTTATGTCTATTTTTGGGATTATTCTTCATGTGATGGGTTGGAGTATAATGGATATATTTTAAAAGTATAGAAGGAAACAATTATAAAATTTGAAAACTATATTATTAAACCGAAACACAACCGAAACAAAGGACTATATAAATGGCAGTAAGTAAAATAGTTCAGCTTGGTTTAGAATCAAGAGCTAAAGCACTCAAAGAATCAGGGAAGTCATTAGATGATATGTCCTTTATACTCTCTAACGAAGCGAAACAAAAGATATCAAAATCCTGTTTGTTTCGGTATTTCGAAACAAATAAAATTATTGTGGCACAGGCTATTGAAAAACAAGATAAACTTAAGGCAGTAGTCGCTGAAGCAGAAATCTCAACAATCTCACAAAGACAACAGGTTATAGACGGGCTTCTCACACTCGCCACAAACGCAGAAAATGAACACGCCAGGGTATTAGCATTCAAGGCGGCTAATGATGCGCTTGACAGCCTTGACAAGAGGCTAGGAAAATTAACAGGGAATTCAGGTGTTACGATCAATAATATTAATGCTGTCAAGCTTGCAGACCTCCAAACAGAGCAATTATTGAGGATGATAAATGTTACAACTTGAAGAACAGTTTTCACGGCGTGAAATTCTTCAAGAGCTTCTGAGGCGAAAACAGGCAACAGAATCATTAATTAATTTTACCACTTTCACAAAACCAGATTACGAAACAAACTGGCATCATAAATTAATATGTGATGAAATAGATAATCTTCTTGATGGAGAATACGAATTATTAATCGTTTCAACCCCACCTCGTTTTGGGAAAAGTGAAATCGTCTCCAGGCGACTCCCGGCTTATAAGCTCGGAAAAGACCCAGATTCTAGTATCATAGCTTGTTCTTATAGTGCGGATTTATCAAGTCGAATGAATAGGGACACTCAGCGAATCATTGATGATCCATTATACTCTCTAATTTTCCCGGATACAAAACTAAACTCTTCAAATGTAAGGACCACAGCACAGGGAACTTATCTTAGGAACTCTGATATTTTTGAAATTGTCAATCATAAGGGCGTTTACAGGTCTTGCGGAGTTGGAGGGGGAATAACAGGGATGGGATTTTCTGGAATTGGAATTATTGATGACCCTACGAAAAATCGTGAAGATGCCGAGAGTATAACAATCCGCGATAAAACATACGAATGGTATACAGACGTATTCTTAACTAGGCGAGAGGACAACGCACCGATTCTATTGACTGCGACACGCTGGAACGAAGATGATCTGATTGGGCGAATTATAGACAAGTCGGAGCATGAAATAGGAACTGATAAATGTAAAATAATCACGCTTCCGGCACTATCCGAAGAAGATATCCCAGAGTATGACATAAGAACCACTCCAGATCAATCTTTATGGGAGGGTAAATTCCCAGTTGAATATCTACGGAAAATTAAAGCAACTGTCCCGGTTTATACCTGGCTCTCCCTCTACCAACAGCGTCCAAGCGCAGCACAAGGGAACTTAGTAAAACGTGAACATTTCAAATACTGCACCCTCTTAAATAATATCCTCTCTCTCGATGAAAACAAAAACTTCCTTCTCTCAAATTGCAAAATATACCAAACCTGCGATCCTGCAGCCAGCACAAAAACTTCAGCTGACTATTTTGTTCTGGCAACCTGGGCGCAAACTCCAACAAATGATCTGGCTCTTATTGATTTGATCAGAACAAGATTAGAGGCTCCCGATCAAGTCCCACTATTCAAACAGCAGTACCAGAGATGGAGACCTGCATTTCAGGCAGTCGAAAAGAACGGGCTCGGAATCTCATTATATCAGACTCTTCTTAGGGAAGGGTTGCCAATTCGACAAATCAATGCAGAAACTGATAAAGTAACTCGTTTTATCCCTGCAGCCACTCGAATTTCAGCAGGAACCGTTTATTTTTTAGCTGGGGCTCCCTGGTTAAATGAATATGAAACTGAGTTAATGGGCTTTCCTAATGCAGCTCACGATGACATGTGTGACGTTACAAGCTCGGCCGTTTCCATTTTGATAAACTCACAGTTAGATACACAAGTTTATGAAACTGACTACACAGGAACCAGTTTTTCATCAGGTGGAATGAGAATATGACCAGAATAAAGGTAGATCCTACTAACCTATTACAATACCACTCCAAAGGCATGACAGACGAACAACTCGCAGAAAAATTTAAATGTGGAGTACCTACCATAAAAAGGTATAGAAGATATCTACATCTCCAAAAAAATACCAATCATATCCTCCCGAATATTTTTACAAAAGAAGAATCAGATAAAATCCAGGGAATGTATGATAAGGGCTGGAGCGATATAAAAATAGTAAAAAGATTGCATAAACAAGGAGTAGATGTCTCTTTGAGAAGTGTGCAGTACTGGATAAAAATCAAGGCACAAAATGATAATATTACAACTGAGGACTATTTATCTATAAAAAGCGAAGAATCTCTCTTTTGCAACACTGAATTCTTAGAAAATTATTTTAAAAAGCCATTGTCAAAAAAAGAATGCGTTTAACTTTAAGGCGCGAAGTCCACTTCATTTTAGGGCGAGGCAGTTCAAGAGGCATATCAATGATGGTAAGAAAAGAAGACGGAAACAAATTAAAAATATTGAAATGTTTAATCGAATCCCAAAAAACCACTCCGGAAATCGCAATTTCTTTAGGATATGTTACTACATATGGAACTGCGAAACAAGGGATGATAGGGAACCAACTAAAAGATCTTGTAAAATGTAAATATATAAAAGTTAAACATTTAAAAAACGAATTTGGTAAAAAGATAAATTTATATAAATTTAACATTTCTCCATCCTCCTTAAACAAACTGCTAAAAGAACATCCTGCATTAATAACGGATATTATAAAAAACAAGGAGATAAATAATATAATTTTACATAATTATAAAAACACGCCCATCGGGGGGCACAATGAGTTTAAATCCGTAATATCACTTTCTCAATGCATGTTGAAGCTTCTTTATCTCAGTGAAATTCCCCCAGAAACCTTCATACAAAGACTTGATACAGTTTATAATTTACACATTGTTGACCACCCATTTATTAAAAATTATTACCATTCCTTGATATACCATTGCTATGTCGATGATCTAATTAACGATGTTTTAAATTCTGAATTCGAGAAATATGTTAAAAACTTGTTTTTTTAGAACGTTTGAACCCCACTATTTGATATTTTCTCAATTTTCTTTTATATGCGTTTCTAACAACTGTTCTCTATATGCCGTTCCCGAAATTCTTCTTTTCCTCGTCTTCTGATAATCTTACCTCAGCTGCTCCTAATAAAGACGTACAAGCTGCCCCCGTAGGCGCAGGAATGGCTGAACCCCTAGAAGA